TGTCTCCTTCTCCCACTTTTGGCAGTCCCACTTCGGGTTGTTCGCTGCGTGACATGCCTTCCTCTGTGCTTGGCTCTTGAATGGCATTGCTTCTTTCGATTAAAAGGTTAGATGTTTCTTTATCATTAGACACACCAATCTTGTGTGCTTTAAAATCATTGGCAGTCATGCCACTTATAATCTCTGTGAACTTATCCTTGGCATACTCAACACCATCAATGGTATATGACGGCACACCAACACGGGTATGAGCCACGATATCGTTGACTAACTGATTGATATACTCACGATTGTTTCCCTCGGGAACTTCTTTGTTCTGAGTTACGTTCAGAATCTCATCATTGATGCGCCTAATCTCATCAGAGTAGTACTCTGCCCTATCCTTGGTGGATGTCAATTCTTTCTTTGCTGCCAATAAATCCATCAGACGGGTGACTGTCTCGGGTTTTGGGGTAGTATTCTTTCCCTTACCGACACTTAATAGGTCTGTGGCAGCACGATAGTTCGATACGTTCTCTTGGATTCGATTGTAAGCCTGCTCATCAATCCTACCCAATCTATTCATCATCTCACTCCACTTAACTACCCGCTCCATAGATGTGCTGACAAGCGGGAGATTCTCGGGGTTCATAAGCCTATCAGCGACACCTCTTATCTTCTCATCAGCCTCTTTCTGCGATGGAAGCTTTTCTTTCTGAGACATAGCTACAGCCTGCAAAGTGCCTCCCATTGCGCTACCCATGAATGCGCCTTGTAGCATACTCTCTCCGACACCATCCATTATCTTAATGTCGGGTTTGTATCCCGAATATTTATTGATAACGTTCTGAGAAAGCTGAGTCGCTCCCTCCTCGAAAGAATCACCTAAAGGCGCAAGCCAAGGGTTTGTGATAAGCATATCAACGAAGCCGTTCTTGATTCCTTTGCGTACAACACCCTCTGCAACATCCTTACCTTCTCGCTCAATAAGCTTCCTTATTGCTGCTCCCGTTGCTCCTGCTCCCAATACGCTTTCAAATGTGTACTCCATAGACCCCGACAAAAGGCTCACAAGAGCAAGTCTGTCTTGACCTATCTTCTCATAGTCGTTATCATCCAATGACTGCTGATATGACTGCTCGGCAAATGTACCTACTTGCATCCCAACCATAGCAGGCGAAGCAGCACCGCCCGATGCAGCAATAGCCACAGTAGTTGGCAGAGACTGAGCCGTACCGCTAATAAGATTTCTGAAACCTAATCCAACATCACCTTCTGAAAATGCAGTTAAAGCACCCTTATCCAATTCGGGGTTTATGGTTCTGACATACTTGTCTATCTCCTTGCCACGCTCAAATAAGTAGTTCTTGGTATTCTCCATATGAGCAATAGGGTTCAACTCAACACCCGCAACATCGGCAGATTGTACCCAAGGAGTATCTCTCCAATGCTGAACGGGAATGCCTAATGCTCTTGGCGCTGAACTTGCAACATCCCAAGCAATCTCGGGTACACCTAATGCGCCCGAGACAAGCTTACTTGTCCCCGACTCAACTTGCCCTTCAATTTCCTTCTGGAACAGAAGACCTTTGAAGATTAACGATGCTGCCTTGGTGAGGAAGTTCCCCTCCTTCTTCTCCTCGCTTGGAGGATTTTCAGCTGCCTTATATGCGTTAGATATCGACTGTTCTTTATTTAGATTATGCTGAGATAGTGGGTCTATCTGCTCTATCTTGTCTCCGATAGCCTCCATTGCTGATGGATTCGAAGAAGTTTGCAAGTCTGTCGTAGCAGATGCGATAGTAACCTCTTTTTTTTTTACAGTAGGCTCAGATGTTTTTCCTACTAATACACCAAACTCAGCTATCGACTTCTGATAACCTTCCCCTTTGACATACTCATACATATCATTGAACACATCATTATTGGTATACAACAATGTAGTGAACTCGTTGATGTCTTTTGTATATCCCTCTGATACGGCTCTATTATACAAGTCTTTTAATACTTCCTCATTCATATCGTTATAGGGGTTTATAGTTGACTTTTTTAGTAGTTGATTCTTTCCCTTTATCTATAAGAGCGTCAGACGAAATGAATGTTTCTCCCGATTTAGCTGAAGATGCTAAGTCATATATGTTCTTTATTATCCTCTTTATCTCTGACTCCAAGTTTGCCCCCTTCTTCATTGGGATACGGATAACACCCTTCATTACGCTCGGAAGACTTATCCTTACGTTGGTAACACCACCAACCTCCTCAGGTGCTATTGACATCTGACTTGTTGCTGAAGGAGGCAAGGTCTGAAGTATAGTAGTTACAACGGCAGCTGCATTTTTAGCTGTCTCTGTCTCACTATAGAATTTAAAATTTGTACCCCTCTTAAAGGTTGAATTAAAATAGTCATCAAGTCCTTTAGGTGACATTTTACCTTCACCGTCATTAACAGCAACGTAAGCCTCGTTATATGCAGGAGTCTTAACTCCTTGTTTAGCCCCGCCCGTAGCAGTAGAATATACTTCCTTTCCCGTGAATCCAACAGATTTTAGTACACGTTTAGTGTCACTCATACCTGACAATACAGTTGCACCTGTAGTCCAATTTTCATATGGGATTATGGCTCCTTTACTATCCTTAAAAGGTAGTATATATGCGGGGTCTCCATTTTTATAAGTTATAACAAGGTTATCATCTTGTTTCACTATATCTTTAATCTCAGGCTTAAGCCCCTTAAAATAGTTAGCTGCCATATCTTGCTGCGCTTCAGTACCCGTATATAGTAGACCCAAATTTGAAGCTATATCTTCCTTTTGTTTTTTTTCATCTCCACGTGCATAGTCAGCCTCTGTAGGACGATAAGGAGCGGGAGGAGCAAACTTCTGCTCGGGAGTCACCTTGTAGTCAAGCATGGTACGAAGCCTTGACTGCACCTTATCCTTGGCATCTTTCTCCTGCTCGGGAGTAAGTGAAGGAACAAGCCTTCCCGATGACGGTTGGTTCGGGTCTTCTTTAAGTAGAATATGGTTGGCATCAACTGCCTTTGGGTCTAACGTAAACGTGTACGTCTGACCATTAGGAGCGGTCTTAACAAAATCAGTAAGAATACTACCTACATTTCTTGGGTCAACCATGAGGCTTTCTATAATATTTCCCTCAGTCTTTTGATACTCGGGACTCAATAGTACGCTCTCAACTGTTGATGCGCCTTCAACACCCGCTGCTTTTGCTGTAGTTATATACTCGCCCAATGTCCCCGATATAGCAGTTAGCTTTCCGACAACATCAAACTTATTAATCTTCTCATTCATCCTTGCCTTTAGGCTTGAGATGGTTGAGTACTTAGACCTATCGGGGTCTAATATCATCTGCCCCGTCTTAGGGTCTTTGATTTTATTCCCGACACTAACAGTATAATCTGTCGGACTGATATACAAAGCTGTCTTTGAGAAGTTGCTGAGACCATCGTTTATCTCCATCTCAAACTGCTCTTGGAAAGCAGACTCGCCTTTAGCGTATCTGTCCATCTTTTCTTTGTATAGCGTATTCCACTCAGTAAGCAATCCAAATGCATTGTTCGTGCCGTCAGTTATGTTCTGGCGCATAACAGTATAGTCTTTAACGCTAAGGATACCACGCTTGAGAAGTCTGTCTTGCAGAAGCCTTGCCTCCTTTGCGTTTGAGGCATAGTCTAAAGACCACTTGTTTAGGTTGTCATTCTCGCCGATAGGATTTGACTCCAACACTTGTCCGAACTGACGACTTGACTCATCAATAGCAGCCTTCTTTTCTTCACGCAACTTGTTCTGCTCTTGAAGCATGTCGGTAAGGTTCTTACCAATCTCTGCCCAATTTACATCGTTCTGAACATTGCGTTCCGCAAATTTATAGTATGTACTCATTGTGTGTCTTTTACGTTAGTCGAAATTAAAAACAGTCTCGGGTGATGGTGTGCCATTCGGGTCATATATCTTCAGCTTCAAGCTTTTTAAGAATGAAGTCTTCTGTAAATCTAACCACGATTGGAACTCATTTTGAGTCATCTTACCTACATGGCTAACATCGACACCGTCTACAGTCCCAAGGTTTGATATTGAAGATTGTAATGTGTCTCCCGACCAAGGCACTTCTGCTTTAACTGCTCCTTCTTGAGCATCGCCCAATCCGACTTGCGCTTTTGCATTTGAATCCTTTGGGTATAGCGATACAAGACCAATGGCTTGCTGTGCCGTATTAGCTAAGCCTTGGAATCCCTGCGACAAATTGGCTTGCCTTGACTCAGCAGCTTGAGCAGCAGCCATCTGCGCCCCTGCAACTTCTTCCAAATCTAACTGAGTCTTTATGTCACGGAGTCGGCTGTCCTCAGATGTGACCATCTTGTTTAAGGCATCTTGCTCTTTTGTCATAGCTGAACGAATCTGACCTTGACCTTCCTGCTCAGCCATCTGAACCCTTCCCGCTGTAGATGCGACACCACGCTCAGACTCTCGTCCTGCCTCTGTAGATTGCGCCCCTGCTGCTAATAACGCTTGCCTCTCTAAGTCGTATGGCTCTTTAGCAATAGCTAACTGCTTATAGAAGTTTACGTCAAGTTTCTTTCTTGCCTCCTTCATTGCCATCTCAGCATCATGCTCAGCAGCAAGTTGAAGATTCCTCTGCTTACCTGCTTGGATAAATGATGTTGTCGTTGTTGCTGCTGACATTGCTAATCCTGCCACAGCTAATACTGTCCCAATTGCCATATTATAGTTTCTTAAAATGTTCTGAGTTATATGCGATTCCTTCTATAAATCCTAAGTTGATAAGCCTGTTGCTTAGGGAGTTATTGCTTATCAACGCATATGCATATTTATACCCTAAGTTCCTGCTTATATTAGTAAGTGTATCAATTAGAATACTTAATGCATCCCGTCTTTCGGGCTTTTTATTGTACCCTTTGTTTGACACTATCCAATTTATCCACGCTGTATTAGAATTGTTAGCGTATAAGAACCCTGCACAGACAGGTGTTTCCCCATCAAGTACCATGACTCCTCCACTACCATTTTCAGGAAGTATATCCCTTATAGGGGCTTTCATTCCCCAATCAGCCCACCACCCGACAAGGATAGCATCATAATCAGTTTCTACGAGTGGTCTAATTTCAAAGTCCATGGTGGTACAAAGATATTAATTTTTTACGGATAACTTTTCATAACGGATGATTCTACTGCAAACAGCTCTATATGTGATGTTGAGTCATTCTCCAATTCAAATATACAGTAGTGTCCTAATACCCCATGCGATTCAGCAACCGAGTTTTTTACGAACATAAAGTAGGCATCTACAATTGGTATAGTTACAAGTGGTAGGTTCTGAACGGTAATCTTATTTATGCCATTAGGAATATCTACTGTAACGAGATAAACCTCCCCTGCATAGATAGGATTAGTATATGGGGGAATAGCGTAATAAAGAGTATCCCCACAGCTTATGATGTTTCCTATTGATACAAGTGGTGATATGGAGAAGTTTACCTCTACCAACGAAGGAAGTAACGTAACTAATGACTCTCCCCTTCCGATCCCATTTATCGACCTTAACACATACTCATCTGATGATGCAGGGATTGAACCTGAGTTTCTTACAAATGCAAAGAACGACTGCTCCTTCTTCTCAAACCATGCCTCATCAATGTACCCCGTGTTCTGCATATCAGTAGTCAATGATGCTCCCCATGCAGCATCTCCCTCTAAGTTTAATGTCTTAAAGAGTTTGTTTACAAGAGGCTCATCATTAAACACGCTACGAATCTTTGATGTGTATTGCTGTCCATAAAAGTTATTACGGATTGGATGTGAGTTATGCTTGTACAGGTTGCCATTATTAAATGAGTAGAAATTATTATTCATCCCAATCATCCAATCGGGGATGTAAGAATAAAATGAAGCCCATCCTTGCGCTCCCTCGCTAAATGTTAGTGTATATTCCATATTCTTATTGTTAAGGGCAAACCTCTAATGCGACAACGATTCCATTATTATCAACGTTAAATCTATAATATAATGGGTAAATTCCAACCTTATACCATCCTGCTGATAATTTATTTATACCATACCTATCATGAAATACAAAGTCATATAACCCTACAGTACCAAACGACCCATTAACAGGTACATTGTAGTATACAGCCTCATTATCCTCGGCAGCACAAGCCTCCGAGTTTAAATTATATCTTAGGCTTCCAACAAATTGCGTAAGCAATGTAGGGCATGATATCTCTATATCAAATGCTGTAGATGGGCAAGCTCCAATAATTGTAACAAGTATATCCTCAGGATATGTGTTAAATTTTGGGATTACCATTACTGATTGGTGTGGTATATCAGCAGTTGTCTTTACTTGATTCAGCAATATAGGTATAGACTGTGTATTACCCGTAGGGACAAATGATGACCCGTTATAATTGTACTCATTAAGAATAAACGAATTGCCTGCTAATCCACAATCCTCCGATACCTTGCCAATATATGTAGGTGAGTTTATTACTGTACTCGTCAATAATCCATATGACGGGGAACTAAGTTTATTATAAATTGAACCATTATATGTAGCCATTATCCCATCGGGAATGCTAAATGGGTCAAATCTAATTATTATAGCTCCCGTTGAATTACCCGTGTTTATATTCATAAGGTATACCCCTTCATTCCCCGTTACGCTTATAGTCTCTCCACATGGCGGAGAGCATGAAGGGCAAGCATTAGGGGCAAGAAGATGTCCACTTACCTGCTCCCTTGCTATAGTGCTATCAGAATAGAACCCATCGGGGGCGTATAATGTTAGCTCAACATCATAAAATACTGCTGTTGCTTGAAGTAGTGTTGGTGCATTTAGATAATATAATCCGTGGAATGCCATAGTTTTATTGTTTAATTTATGCTTTTAGCTTTTTAATCCCCTCCGCATCCGCACTCTGCGAATGTTACTATGCCTACACCTGTGTTGATATGTGGTTCTACCATAGAGCAAATCATGATAGTATCGTATGGATTTATTTCACCTGTGGCTATCTCTCCCCCACAATCGGCATACGTAAATGATAGCGCTGCCCCTATTGTATTCTCTATTGACCACTTATTACATGGCTCATTACAGCAAGAGCAACATACATCTAATATACTCTCTGTAGACCTGCAAAGATTGGTAAGAACAGCATCTCTTAAGTCCCATATAAGATATAGGTTATCTCCTGTTGAAGGCATAACGAATGTAGCATGGTACTGATTAGGGCTATCTGTTACATTTGGGGTGGCAAGTGATGATGCAGCAATTAAATCTGCAACTTCAGGGGGAGTCTCTCCATAGAATGTATCAGTCCTTAAGTACCTAAACTTATACTTTAATGGGTCAAATATAAAGTTATCGAATCCATATTTATTGGATATTATGCTGACAGTACTACCATTGGTAGGGAAAGCCCCAAACCCTTGAAATCCTAATGTAGCCAACCAATACGTGACAAGAGGGTTAGTAGACCCTGCTGCAAACTGTATTAGAGTAGACTGTATGGGAGACACATACATCCCATCCTGAAATCTGTACTGAATATGAGAGTATTTAAAGGCTTCATATGAGTTTGTAACTACAACTTGAAAGATTGTTATCTCATTAGGCTCAACACAAGCAATATTCAAATCTAATACTACATCACCACTTTGCGAAGTTATGGTGATATAAGCCACCTGAACCTCTATCTCGTTCTTATCATAATTGAGATAGCCTGAATCACTAACCTCTCCTGTGGACGTTATAACGCTATTGTAGGAGACATCTATTTGGAATGTGTTTTCCGCAGATACAAGTGTATACTGAATAAATGCATGACCAACAACACTCCCAAGGTTTACGCACGTTGTAAATGGAGACCCCTCAGATATCGTCATCCTAAGTCTTGTTCCGCAAGGAGCGCAATCTAATGATGACGGAGTCTTTATGTTATTTGATGATAGTACATACTCTCCTAAATATGGGTCATATCCACCAAGCTTTTGCGTATCAAAGGAGTCATGGAATAAGTCACGAAACCATGTCCTCATACCAAATTCAGATACAATCGTTAGCTTATCGCTATTGTACGAACCTCCCTTTAACTGTAGGACAACACCCCTCTTTGCATCTGTGAAGTACTTATCGTATCCCCATGATACATAACTTTCAGGGTTGTGACTGATTCCATAGTTCTCTATCCGTGCAAGTTGAGTCCCCAATACCTCGGGGATTGACGTGATAGTCCCACCTGCTGCTGCATCAGAGAGTAAGTTCTTACCCGAAAGAACATATGATATTTTATCCTCTTGGATTACAAGGACATCTGTCTCACGTCCATCCATTATCTGTATTAACCCAAATGAATTTTCCAACCTCTTATAGTTTAAGAGACCTGCATTGAACTCATTTAGTTTATTTATATTAGACTCGTTATTAAATATACCACTATATGTGATGTCTGCAAATCGCCTTGTACTCTTATAGTCTTGGACAGATACTGCCGTTACGCGGTTTCCAAAGTTGAATCCCTTCCCAACAATTGAGTCACGAATCTTGTAACTCTCTGTTCCATTGCCAAATGCATAGCAATTAAAGAATCCCGTATCTACTATCCCGTTCTGATTAAGTAAGAAGTCTTGATTCTGTACATTACCCATATGCTCTCCATCTGATGAGATAGCAAATGACTCTTCATTTTCAAAGAATATGTCAGGGGATGCATCTTGTGGCTCTGTTTCAAATATAACAGTTCCGCTTGAAGTGAAGATAATTATGTGAGCCGTTACATAAGACTTCCTTTTCTTGGCATTTATTATAAGTATATCTCCTGTACATCTCTTAGTCCCTGTAGTCATTAGATACATCCGACCGTCTATTGGGTCTTCAAAGAATCTCCAATAGTTAGTGCATAATGAAGTATTAATATCATTAGGATTTGTTGCTATTGTAATATCATATGAGTTATCGGGAGGGCATTCACCTCCTCCAATATCAGCAGTACCTGTATTTAATATGTTCTGTACATTATCCCCATCCCACCAAGCCTTAAAACTTAAATATGGAGCTGATGCGACAAGTGTCTTATCTAATGTATAGTTACGCCTTTCACACGCATTATCACCACCACCTGTACCCTTACGCTCAAACTTATATGATAGCTTTATAATACTGCCCTGTGGTATCGCTATGGGGATTACAGTTGACCCTGAAAGAAAACTAACAGGATAATGAAGTATAGGATAATTTCTGCCCTCATAAAACCAAGAATCATAATCTGCTACAGCACTTTTCTCATGCAGGTCTATTATAGCATTATCGCCCTTTACTGTATTAAAGTCATTGGCATTTAACTTCATATAAACACCTGAAGGGACAACTATAACATTACCTTCCCCATCTACAGGTTCTATAAACCCCTCTATTTGTGCTTCCTTATCAAGTACTGTAGCGTACACACATGATGTAGTAGCTCCTTCAGTATCAGCCTTTACAATTAACCTATCCCCCTTCTCTATCTTTTGAGAATTTTCACCATCTAATAAAAAGAATGATGAATTTGTTTTGGGGTCATTAAAGAATATGTTGCTATATATAGTTTCATACGTATGTTCATCGGGCTTTATAACAAACTTATATCGTGTTGCCCAATAAGGCGCAATCTGCGTTGTTGGTATAGTAACACGGATACTGTTCTTGGTATCAGATGCACTACAAGGGAATGAAACCGTATTGTCGGCACTAACTAATGCTGTGGATGAGCGTAAGAAATCATCCATATATACGATAGCAACCTCATATCCCCTATTACTGTGAAGGCTTCTTGGAGTTGAAATCTCTTGGAATGTCGTATTAGCATAGTTTGCTTTATAATATTCATACTTAGTAACAGTCGGAGAAACTAAGTCATCAACATATACTGCTGCTAAAAGCTGTATCTCTATTATGCTACTTGATGTAGATGATGTAATCTTTATTGGTTGGGTAAGTCCATCTATTCCACTATCTGATTTATATAATCCTCCAAGATTATTTGGAAGGTTGCAATTAAAGAAGTCAGTCCAAGTCCCACCATTACAAGCAAGTGACATCGGTTTTATGTTAGCGACAGTACCTACCACAGATAGGAACTCATCACTTGTAACCATTTCATGTACAGAGGAATAATCCCTTGGCAAAATAAATGGGAACGTTAAGTCTGTATTTGCAGTTACATCAGTTGGGTATGGAGGTGGCACTATACCTGACCAATCGCTATGCTCAAATCTTAAGTCAATTGTAATTGACGAATTAGATTTAAGTTCATATCCTGTAAGGTCAATGCTTATAATTGAGTTAGTTATTAATTTAACTCCATCAATACTATAGCTCCCTTCATCAAATGTATTTGAGAATGATGTTACGCCTATCTCCTCAGAGATTGGGTCTGTAAAGTAATCTAACCTTGAAGGATTCCCATACTTATCAATCAAATCATATCCCTCAACATAGTTGCCAAACATAATTCTGTTGCCCATAATTGTCTGCGCCTTTGCCAATAATGGAACACTATCAAATAGTCTTAATAACTCGTAGTCAGGCAGTATGGTAAATATCTTGCTATTTGCAAATGAGTATGTATATACTGTATTATCTACAAGACCCATGTTCTTCTTGTTGAGCTTCTCTATTACATTTATAATATTGCTATCCGCTTCCTTAAATAGGATGTCTATTCCCTTAACATACTTACTCCCTGTATTGTATGATATAATAGCTGCATTGCCATAGTTTATCATCCCCTCATTCAGATAGCTGTCTACACTAAAATTAAATGCTTTTGGGATAAATGCAGGTGCGCTAAACTGAGAGATAGCAGAGTACTCATCATCTTCGTACAGATACCTATATGCAAAGCATATCAATCGTTCCTGTAGAAAATTATCTTCATTTCCTGTATATAGTACTTGTACAGGTGGGGACTCAATAGGCGGTTTCTTTATAACAAGAATTTCCTCAGCCTCTAATGGGTCTGTCCCTATCCCACCAATAGGATACGCTTTTGTAATATTTATCTTTCGTGGAGGATTATAGTCATCAGTCCAAAATAGCATATCATCAAGTAAGTCAATACCTGTAATTGTGTATAGTGGATTAAAATTCAATGTAGTGTTTATGCCACCCCCATCATCAATTGTTATGAGATGGTATGTCAGTATTGATGTAGTCGTGTTTAGTGACACCACCATGTCAAGTTTACCTGTAGCCCCAAGAGGGAATGATGGGTCATGCACAAACCAATAGATAGTCTCCTTGCTCCCGTTACCTTTAGAACCAATACAACGTGCATCATCACTTAATGGGATTCCCTCAAACATTAAGAATGAGAGCTTTGTATTCCCAAGAGTATTAGATACCACTCCTATATCTGACTTCTCGGCAGAACCCATACGAATATTAAGTGCATCAATATACTCTCCATTGGGGATAAGGCGGTCATCGACAACCTTATTCATTTTACCTGCGATGAATGTTCTCGTTATGTTGGTCATATTATTTTATAATCTTATCCATACCCCGTAAGTTCATAAGGAGTCTTGATGGGTGAATATCGCTAAGTCTTATCTTTGAGTTACGCAATTCAGATATCTTTTCTTTCCTTGCTCGTGTGACAATGTATTCTTGTACTCCTAACTTGTCGCATAAAATCTCATGCTTAATATAAGAGTAGACATACTTTTCAAACAACTTGTTTACACATACCTTAGAGTCATCGCCATTCTCCATCCCATCAGACACATACTCAAGGACACAGAGTTCGTCAGCCATATCTGAACTGAAGTTTATAACTCCTGCTTGTTTATCTATCTTGAATACAGGGTTTACGTTGGCGGTCTCGGTATTGAGACCATATCTTGCCCCAATCGTATAGTCGAAGAACCATCTTCCCTCATATAACCAACCTTCAGCGCCATTGAACTGATTGCTTTCGTTGAGGTATATGCTCTTGCTCTGACCCGTTATCCTATCATAATCAAGATTGGAGTGTTCGGGTTCAAGGGCATTCCCATCTATGTCAAAAAGTATACGGCAATCGTGCGCTTGTAGGTATGCTGAAGAGGACATCTCTTGTATATTCTCCGTTAGAGGTCTTAATACACCATCCTTATACAATGATATCCGTACCCAATTCACATAATCTGATGGTAGCACATACCTTAACCCGTTACAAACGTTCAACTCTAATACCTTTATAGCTTTAAACGCATCATAGTTAAGATACTTGATAGCCATCTTCGCATGGAATAGAATCTTATATCGCTCCTCGTTGTTTACAAGGGAGTGGTTACCTGTATGCATTAACATGAAGTTGTTAACGATATCAAACAAGCTTACATATTGGTACGACCCCCAATTAATATTCTCAGGAGCGCTTCCTCCATTCTCGTAGTACTGATACTGAGTGATATATGACATAACTTATGCTTGTTGTTGTTTATCTTTTTGCTCTTCTACCTGAGCGAAATTAATTACCTCTGACTCCCTTATAGATACTCCTGCGTACTGAAGAATCTTCGTAATAAGCTTTGGCGCATCTTCTTGAGGAAGTTCAAAGTCTTGGTAGTCTGACTGTGTTTGGTCAAACATAGGTGAGCCATTAAATAGAGATACGTAAGTCCACTTTGGTATCTTAGGGTATCTTATATATTGACATTCTACAGATGTAGGAGCATTGAATGTTCCTTCAGGATATACCGTTAACTTATCTTCTGAAATCACATATGATGGGAATGCAACAGTAGGTTTAGTTGTATTGGAATTTACAAGCATAGTAATATACCTCTGATTTACCTTCTCGGCTTCTCCTTTGAAAATGCGTGGAACTCCTGCAATATAGCACAATACTTTTATGATACGAATAAACTCATCTCCTGTCGTTGATATCGATGGTAGATAGAATTGATTATCAAGAAATTGAGTAAGATTCTTTGTAACATAAAAGGCTTCAATATCCTCTTGTACCTTCTGCTTTAGGTCTGCAAAATCAGTCCCCGATAAGCGAGCATTCTCTTTATTTATAGCAGTATTATACTCAGAAAAATAATTTTCGAAGATTTCAACTTGAGCTTGTTGAGCGAATAAGTTGAAGTCAGATGGGGATAAGTATCCGTAATTATTTTTGTTCAGTATAGATAGTACTGTATTCCTAACCGTGTTTATCATCTGAATCTTTTTTACAAAGATAAATAAAAAAGAAAAGGGGATACAATTTGCATCCCCTATTCAATTATAGTTGATTAGATTAGCATTATACTGTCTCCGATATCCGTTCCAAGACCTTTAGAATCTCTATTCCCTCATCTGTTTGAAGGTATGCGGATACAGCTACCATTGGGTCATCGCCAAATGGGACGATAAGCAACTTACGTTTATTTAAGGAGGTATTGAGCCACACTTCTTTTTGGTTATTTCTGAATGCAAGCAACTTATTATCAAATAGTGACTGAGTCTTTGATTGTAACTGTAATGTAGGGTCAGAAAGGATATTGAGTAGCGCAGCAGGTTCTCTTTTGGCGAATATAAGTGTATCTCTCCTGAGTTCGGATGTGGTAACCAATGATGGGTCTTTCCCGAATAGAACCCTTGCAACCATCTCAAGTTGTTCAACACTTAACTTCCGAGCCTCAATTAAGGCATCAACCTCAAGGTTCATGGAGTCAAGAGAAATTTTAGCTTCCTTTTCTTCATCGACCTCGTTGAAAACGATTCCGTTGAGCGGATGGTAATAAAGGAATTTTTGTAAGGCGGGGTTTGTTCTCGGAACGGTTAAGAATCCGTTCTCAAATATGATAGGTTCAAGGATAGCATTCCCGTCCTGCTCATCTTCAAATGGGGACTTCTGATTTCTTGCATATCGCAATGACCTATTAACATTATTTTTTTCATCGTACCACAGTAGAGGATACCTCTTTGTATTACGTGTTGGCAGCATATACGAAAGTGGCGCTGCATTTGATGTTAGTCGATAGACTACGTCTGATTGTGGCTGTGGAGCATTCATTTGATTCAGATTAGATTAGATTTTAAAAAAGAAGGGAGTAGTGTCTTTGGAGACACCACATCCCTTAATTCGGCAATGTAAAATTAGTATTGGAACAGAACGAAGTTGTTTGCGCCAAGGGTACATACTGCTCTTTCTGACAGGAAGTGAACTTCCATTGCATCAAGAGAACTTGTGGTAGCACCACCTGCTGACCCTGTAATCCAAGTTTTGTAGCGCCTGTCTTCAGTTTCTGAAGCACGATAACGGACATGGAGGAAAGGACGTTTTGCATTCTTACCAAGAATTTGGTCATACACGGTTGTTGAACCTGCGGGAACAAGAAGACCGCTTACTATTTCTGAAGAGGCAATTGAAGAAAGACCACCACGCATTGTTGGGTCATTCAGATATTTCCAATCCGATTTGTAGAAGTCATAACCCCTACGGAATCCTGAGAATCCAAGGTTCAATGCCATCTCAACATCGTTATCGAATAAGCCGAATGATGCTCCACCTGCTGAACCACCCGATACGTAGCCGTTTAACTGAGCCAACATATCATCGATATCAAAACTGAAATCACGGTTAACGAAGATTACATTTTCTTCGATTGAGCCTTGTTTGTCAAGACGGGAAACAACGTTGTCGAAGTCAAGAAGTGAGGTTGGGTTTCCACCACCCCAAACATTACCACGATTTTTAACAACATAGAAGATACCTTCAGAACCTTTATCACCTGCATCGGTATAGGTAGCCTGAGTTACAACACCCGACCCTGCTTCGGCAGGAACTGCTTCAATCATGGATGTTTCAAGATAATCTTCAAAACGGAGACGGGTCTCATGTTCTGATTTCAGATACCATAGGTAGCCTGTTGCGCCATTCTCGGTAGTTACTTCAACCCATCCAATCTGAGCCATCTGCGAACCGCTAACAGCATATTTATCTTTTATGATAATCGGTGAGTTTGAGAAGATTTGGCTATCAGCTTCAAGCGAGCCAATCATACCTTCAGTTCCTTTTTTGAATTCAGAACCATAGATGAATACTGTACAAACTTTGTTGGCTGCGAAAGCTTGTCCTGCTGCTTCGTAGTAAGCTACAGTAAATGTAGTTGCGGTAATGGCAATGACGATACCTTTGTTGGATTTTGACGACCCATCATTAGGGGTAATCATAACAGTCTGACCTTTGCGGATAGCAATAGCTGCTGCTGCGGGAACTAACGTGTCACTTACGGTGAAGGTAGCTGTAGATGAAGCAAACATTGCAGGCGAGGCGATGTTTGTATATTTGGTGTGTAGTCTTCCCTGCTCAGTCCATTTGATAAGGTCAGAGATTGAAGGGAGTTCAGCCCCTACCAAGCGGAGGAACGATGCTACGGTACGATTACCATAACGTTCAAATTCTTTCTCGTATGTATCGGGAAGATACTGATTCAAGAAGTCGAAGTTGGTGATATAATTGGTAGATAATGCTACCTGTTCGGAAGATGGACTTAACTGATATCCTCCTGTGATTGAGTTGCTTACAAATCCTGCGGGCATGATGGTTAATTTTTTAGAGTGAATACTTTATTTTTTCTTGGCACTTGAAATCCTTAGTCCACGACCTGCATCGGGGTTTACGGCTTTCACTTGCATCCCTCCTTTGTTGGTTATTTCGGGTGACCGATGTTCAGACATCTTAATGTTCTTGATGCTTTTCATTGTACCCTCTGTAGCCTCTGCAACTCCTTGCTCATAAAAGAACTTGGCAAATCGCTCAGGATGCATTGCAACAGACAAAGCCCGATGATATCCTACTGCATCCTTCATGAGTCCGTTCTCGTCCAAAAACTTATTGATAAAGTTTGTTGGGGTGATTTGATTCTTCTTCAGTTCGGTTGCATCCGCAGGGGTATACGTTATTTTTTTGCTGTCTATATTGAACTCAAAACCTTTGAACTCAGTACTAAACACCTCATCGGTCTTTTTCAAGAACCAATCACGTTTACGATTAGCGGATTCTAAATCGGTATTTGCCTCTTTAATATATTGTTTGTAAGCCTTAAAGTCTTCTTCGTCTTCTGAAGAACGTCCAACCACACTTGACTCAAGGGGCTGTTTGTATTTCTCCTTCTGTTCGTTGAAAAACAATTTAGCTTTAGCAACAATCTTTTTCTTTTCCAACTTGGCTTTTTTAATAACCGAGTCGTCATCAATATCCTCATCATATGAGTACTGCTCCATCATTGTTTGGATGTCATCCTTATCAAGCCCTTTCTCGGTAGCAGAGAAGTATTCCATCAGCATCTCATCTTGATTCATTGTATCAAAATCTTTTCTGAGCCTAACAAAATCTTCAATTCCTCGTCCTGTTTCCTTCTTGTATTTGAAGTACGCAGCAACATCCTCAGGCAATGGTTCAGATTCTTTCCTTTCTGAGAGTAACTCGTCAAAGGATTTAATCTCTTTATTGTATCGCTTTCCAATATAAGAAAGAACGTCTTCTTCTTTTAATTCTAATTGCTGTGTAATAGGATCAATAACCTCAGGTATAATACCTGCATCATTATCTTCCTTTTTTTGTATTAGTTGTGCCTCTATCTGCTGAATTGATTTCGGCTCAACCGAGTCCAATGCTTTTACTGTGAATTCCATTTGATTAGATTTAATTTTTTACAAAGATAGTATTTTTTTTAAATGCTCATTTTTTATCGTGGTTCAAACTCAGCAAGGTCAAATCCGTCTAAGCTATCCTCATTAGATTCAAAATTCTGAGGAGGCAGGTTATTCTTTCTTTGGTTGATTAACTTAGATTGCTCTGTATTTTGTTGACTGATTCGCTTAGATTTAGAGTCCTCTTTCCTTTGGTCTCTATTAGCTAATGACGATTCGGCAATGCCTTTTAATTGCATATTATAGTCAAACTCTTCACGCATTAATTGACTCTTTAACTTAGCCTCATTATTCATACGCTCTATGTCAAATGCAACTTCGGCTTGTTTAATCTGCATTTTACTCTGAGTCTCTGCCTGTATGGTTTGCATGGCAGTCTGTCCTGCCATTTCTTGAGACTTAAGTTGCTGTTGAGATATCATAGCTTGCTGTTGCATCTTCATCTTCTCTTCACGGTCTTGCTTCTTGACTCGCTTAATCTTAAGAAGTTGATTCGCAAGTTTTGTATTCCTGAGTTCCCTTATATCAATGGCATCCTCAAGATAGATATCCCCCTTTGCAAGGGCTACCTGTATATTGGCTTCAAGTTTTGCCTTATCCTCTTCGTCAGGCGATACTTCAATAAAGATTCCGAAGTCATAGACATATAGTTCTTTTGTTTCCTCAAGTATAGATACATTATACTTCCCAATCTTATTAGCAAACTCTTCCTTGAAGTCTGCATATTGCAGTATGTCTGCAATTCTATATGTAAGCCCTTCAGATAAAGTTTTAAACATATACAATCCTGCATCAAGAATATGCCGAGTTGCTGTATTTGAATTCAATGCTGCTAATTTCTGAAGACCAACTAAAGAATTGGGGTCAGGACTACTACCGTCTCTCGCTTCATTAACTCCCGTCACAGACCTTATCATATCAAGGTAATGATTGTAGTTAGCTATAAGCATCTGAGTCTTTGACAAGCCCGAATTTGACGTTAACTGCGTAATAGGGACACGGGCATTATTAAACTCTCCATCCTGAGTATAACTTCTTCCGATAACGCTACCCGTTTGGAAGTATAGTCTTAATGCATCCTGCGGATTGTAAGCTGCTCCCGTTCCCAAGTCAACTTCGTTTATCCCATCTGCATCAATGAATACTCCATCGGGAACAACACGGGCAATAACCTGCTGCAATTTCAAATGGGTTAACTGAATAAGGTCGGCAAACGGTATCATCCTTCGAACTAATGATTCTATAACCCCTTTATACATCCGAGGCGCAACGCAAACATAGTTAGGTATAGCGTGTTGGGTAGCCGATTTGGGTCTGACCATATTCTCGGCAACCTCCCACTTCAGCATAATATTAGTACCCATGACCATAATGCCATTATACCACACATCAATTGTCTTTTCAATCTTTTCGAAGTTCCCCTCCTTCATCATTTCTTCGGGTGGGTTAAATGTGTCATCTTTTTCAATGATACGTGCGCCTCCACCTTCAAGTATCTTCTTCTTATAGACAACCTTTTTAGTAGTCTTATAGTTGAAGTAAAGTAGTGTGCAGGTATCCCTGTAGAATATGCTATTCTGATAGAACTGAGCAACATTGTAGTAGTTATACCAACTTTGACTGTACTTTGAAATTTCCTCCAAATCATCGGGAGTTAATTTTTGGTCAATCTTCATCAGCTCGGTTACGGGAACAGTCTTTATTTCGCCCCAATAGAATACGTCTCTAAAGTATGGGTCTTCTGTATAACTATAAACAACATTCGCAGCATCAACATAGCTAAGTTCAACACCTGCTCCCTGTAGGAACTCATGTTTAGCTACAGCTATACCAATTACAGTAAGGTCATAATCAAGTCTTTTCCGTAATTCAATGTAGTTATTCTCATCAAGCATTGTGTTGATGGCTTCCTCTTGCGCTATTTCGATTGCAGGTTTATAATTTAACTGCATGAATAAGCTAAGTTCCTCGTCATTCGCAGGAAGGTCATCGGGGTTTGTGGTAAATGGGTCAGCGCCTGTAGCATCCTTTATTTTCAATAGGATATCTTTTGCTGCCATCTGCCCTTCAATATTATCTTGGTAGCTGCCCCTCTTCTGCTGAGACATTGCATCTTGTGCATAAGCCTTAACCTTGAACATCCGCTCGGACATTCCATTCACAACAATATCAACAAACTTTGGTAGTATCGGTACGGGAGTCCAATCCAAATTCATATATGATAAATCGCCATCGACAGCAACCTCATCCTTGTACTTTTGGATAGATTGTTCTCCCCGTGCATATAGTCTTAATTTATGGAAATCTCTCCATTGGTTATAATATCTACATTGATTACCGTCTTTTCTAAACCACTCGTATTGAATAGCTTGACCTATCTGAAGTCCGAACTCATCCGTCTGCTTTACAGCATCGGGAACGAATTGACTTGGGAATGCAGTAGATGCTATATTTACCTTTACGTCTTTCATCTAATTATTTCGCTTAGAGTTCCATTATTAGTATACCTTGCAAAGTTAATATTTATTTTGGATTGTTTCTTTTCAGTCAAATACAAGTGTCTCTGATTAGCCATGATAGCCAACCCCGAACTTATACTTGCATCAAACTTAGTTCTATCGCTTATATCAAATTTAGCCCAATCCTCTAACGTTCTTTGGAATGGCATTGACCCCATATCGTCCGAGTCCCTGTATGCCCCTTCAAAATCAATACCAACGTACTTCTCTATATACGATTCAATTGCAGATGCATGAGCCTGTTTTATATCCTCAGATGAGTTTGGTATACCTCCAAGTTCACGTTCCGTTTTAGATAAATTGTTTGTTGTTTTGTCAGGTCTGTTCAAACAGAATCCACGATACCCCCTATTCTTAAAATGGTACAATAGTCGTGGCTTATTATTCTCAACAAGAATAGGCATCCCGCAGAATACGCAAGCCATAAGGACTTCCTCAAAGAATATCTCCGCAGTCTGAGGACGAGCAATATATTCCAAGAAGAACTCATTCGTAGGGGCATCATCAATATGGGATTTAGTCATACCATGGAGAGACCCATTAGACCCCTTCCCCCCTACTACTCCTGAGATGTCATATGAGTCACAGCCAAAAGCCCCAATGTGTTCATTGGATGGGTATTTGACTCCACCCTTCTCATGAAATCTGTTCTGCAAAGCTGCACTCGGCAACCAACTAATAAGGAATCTGCCATTATTGTCGGGTCTCCAAACTACCTTAGTATCCTTGATTCCATCCTCCCAAAAGAAACTGCCCCGTGTAATATTATGAGCCTTAATCATTGAGTCATTGTAATCAATCTGCTGATATATTTTCGTAAGATTGAATAAGGATTGCTTGCTCTCATCTCTAAAGGCATGGGACTCTGTTCTTGGGAACTGACGGTAAAACTCATTCAGCGCATCGGAGTCAGCCTTTAAGGAATCTACTTCAGCCTCCCAATAATCTATAGCGCCATTAGTGATAGGAATATTATCAATTCCTAACACGGGAGAAGACGGTTTACGTAGAACAGGCATACCGTATCGGTCAATAAATCCCTCCATGTTAAACTCCATCGGGATAAACAATGAGTACATTCCACTTTTAGTCTGACCGTTCTTATTTCGGGTCTTGCAATATGACTCTTCGAATAACTTCTTGTAGTTAGCCCCTCCTTTGCTCAATGCATTTGAGGTAGACCCCATCATACACTTTCCAACAATCTTATTTCCCAAACGCAAACAAGTCTTTGTGACTCGCCAATTGTTTAATATATCCACGGGCTTTAACCATTTACCACTCTCGTCATGCGCTAATAGCAATAACTTCTCTCCGTCATATGAATTATCATCCGTGTTCTTCCAATCGATAGTAGTATCCAAGCCACTTATCTCGTTTTGGACGACATCGTACATATTCTTTTTCGTAATCTTAGATGCAGGAATCCTAAATGCTAACTCCATCTTAGGCTTATCCATACCATCTTGAATCGGTTTAAAGAAGAATGGCAACCGCGTAAGGATAGGTACAACCTTATCTGTAAACATCTTCTTTGCATCCGCACCTGTCTTGGAAAGTATTCCTATCCGAGCATCTTTTGCCAACGTTCCGATATTGATACACTCAGATGACTCCATAAATGAAAATCCTGACCTGCGTATCTTTAGATATATCATCCCAAATGACCGAGAATCTGCTTTGCAAGCCTCCCAAAAGAGATATAGGATTCTATTGGCTTCACGATAGTCGGGATATCCAACATCGATTGCAGACCATTGTAGGTACATATAGTGAGAGCCTGTAATATAAGTAGGGTATCCATTATTCATGAACCAAATCCCTAACTCTCTTCTATCAAATTCTGATTCGATATAATCAATCCACCTATCCTTAAATGTGGATGGCATTTCGTTCCATTGGAAGATTGAGTTGATTTTTTTTAATTCCTTTGGGAGTTCTGTTCTCTCCCAATATTGCTCTGAAGACTTTGGGTGTCTTCGAAGACACTCGTTTTCTATTGCAGGTAATGCGATATATAGTCCATAGATATAAATTATCTCTCCTACCTTACCTGTTTTTGAAATTACGATAACATCATACTGAGCATTATGCCCGTATATCCATGAACGAGATGCATTCTTTCGGGTAATTACAGTCTTTGGTATATAGTCATCAACAACCCGATATAGGCTACTTAGACCTTCGTTCTGCAAATCCTTCTTTTGTATCTGTTCGCTGTACTCCACGCTCTTCAGTTTCTAAATTTGACTTCTCTAATTCTATTCTGCTCAATATTTCAAACGCATCGAAGATAGCTAATTTTTTAGTTGCTGCTGCATTCTTTAATCTATCGGCAGATAACTCACCATTATCATCCTCTGACTTCACGACAGTAGGCTTTAAGATATTCTCTTTTGCCACCTTGATAAGCTGCTGAATAGCTTCGTACCCTGCATCTATGATTTCTCTTTTTATCTGAGCGGAGGTCTTCATAATACCATGGTTATTTGATGGTCAAACATCCTGTAGAGTTTCTCCCCATCTACCATGAATTCATATTCGCTGTCAGGTTTAAAGCAAATCTTATCCCCCGACTTAACACCCATCTTTATCAAGAACTCATTAGGATATTTCATTATCCCCATAAGTGGCTCTTCTTTTATTGGCTTCCCGATTATAGATTTCTCAGGAGGTATCGGTTTAACGAAACAATATCTGTCATATGCATACCATATGTCATTATGTTTATACATGAAGAATTGGTCAACCTCTATAAAGAACAGATTATCCTTAAAGAAACTCTTTCCACTCTTCTGCCTACCCTTGATATCGTTATAAAATTTGAATGCGTTGTGGTGTACGAGAAGAATATCGCCCTTGGTAATTGCTCCGTCATATCCTAACGGGACTTCCATGACAATGGCTTGTCTATTTGAAAACCGATGGTCTTCCTCGGATGTGCTTGTTATAAATTCAATTCCTGCTATTTCTTTTGTATTATCGTAGCGCCTACCCATTACAGGAGTAGCTATAAAATAGAATGGTGACTGCATTAGAAGTTTATATTAAATTCGATTGCGATTGGCATTGTGGAACTGAACTCCTTCCAAAGGAATATCTCATCCTTCTGTTCAACCCATATTTTTATTGACTGTGACTCAATATCCTTTTTGATAAGGTGAATCTTATATCCACCTAATACCTCCTGCCCCACAATATAATGCATTGCATTATTTTTGAAGTCTGCTCCGATTGATAGTTTGCGTATATCCATTATGATACTTTGCTAACTGTTAGTATTATAGAAGGAACATTGGGATATGTTACTGATGATGGCTCAGTTGCGAATGTTATTTCATCGTCTTGAGACCACCATATTTCAGAATACTGAGCATTTGTCATATAGACGAAAAAATTCCATCCTATAACAGTATGGTGTGAATTTGCTTCTACAGTTGCAATTGTAGCTGACCAAGGAACATCAACTCCATTAGTCTTAACCCATATTACTACTCGCTTTTGACTACCCCCTGACACTCTAACAACTTGTGCAGAGAATTGTATATTATATGTTCCTGTTTCATCAACAGTTATCCTTGTAGGGTTACCAAGTAAATCATTTGCAATTGTTATTCCCGCATAGAAGTTAGGAGTATTAAACTGCATTGCCTTTGAAGCACCCGATACAACAGTTTGAGTTGTTGTATCATAATAAGAGGCATACTTTGGCACGTATGCTGATGATGCAGGAAGATATACCGTGGAATCAATATCCCCATTAGCTTTTAAGAACTGAGTTGTTGTCCCTCCCGATTTTATAATCTTATTTGCTGTAATCGTATACGCTCCAAGATGCACATTATCTGTTGCCCCTGAGTACGGGACGTATCCTA